TTGTAATACTATGTTATCAACATGATCTAGTTGATCTTTCATTATCGTAAACAATGCAAGAGGTAACACTTCTTGTTTTGTCAGTTCTTCATTGTTAAGATAGTTCTCTATCAATGTATGCACAGCAGTACCTCGTCTTGCAGCCGATCTCATTATCTGATTTGCAACATCATTACCTACATGGGCACGCCATCTACGAATACCCTCTTTACCTCTATCTGATAAGACAGTAGTAATAGAAGGATACTTCTCACCCTTAGGGGTTACATAGTATCGCTTACCATTGATTGATTGTGTGTTTAAGTCTGGGCCAGCCCAAGATGGGGCGTTGTGCTTGAAAGACTTTAGACTATAGTTGTCTTTCATAAATTTATTTAACTGATTCATAACTGCTATTATAACAGTAAATGACTAAAAAGTCAAGCAGTTATTTTAATTCAGAGTGTGAATAATGAGTGCCTTGATCGGTTTTACTGGCAGATAACACTTGTTTTCTATTATCATCACTATAAGAGCAATGAACCCAACCACTATTTGGATCACCTTCGGTATAAAACTCTAATATCAACTGGTCAAATTCTACATTATCTCTAATCCATTTTGCCAGTTCTTTATTATCGATACCTGTTATTTCAAAATCAGCAGCCTGACCTTTAGCGTGTTGAGATTTAGAACTTGAACCAATTGCTTCACATAGTTCAGGTGATCTATAACCACTTGTGATTCTAACAGACTTGCCAAAATGACTTCTTACTTTTTGTAAAACATTTTCGCATAGTGCTTTCATGTTTTCTAAATGAACATCATTAGGTGTATTGTCAATACCTTTTCTAACTGCTGTATCTGATTTTGTAAATTCGTTTAAACTGAAGTTATCACTTAATTGCATATTATTTCCTTACTGTTTTGTTTATTAGTTAATGATCTTGTCACAATGTTTAGCACCAGTAGAGTCTGTTTTCATTAAACATTCTTCAACTGAGCAAGTGTATTTGTTTGTTTTGCCTGCATTTTTTTCAGCATATCTTTTTGACGCCAAACAAGTACTTAAATTATCCTGATGGTACCAACCTTCAACTTTCCGAACATCACCTTGAAAAGTCCAAAGACTTAATACGACTACTACTTCAATTACTCCCATTAGCTTTCTCCTCTACATCTATTATTCTATCCTCATGAAATTGTATGGTCATAGCATTCTTTTTAATGTTAGGTATTTCTTCTTCAATCTTCACTTGTATTTTCTCTACACTACCTGATAGATACTCTACTAACATATAGAGTTCTTGTATCTGTGGAGAAACCATGTCGCCTTTTGGCACACCTTCTATAAACTCGTTTGCTGCTTGTATATCTTTTTCAATTAACTGTAGTTGTGTTTCTATGGAGTTCAATCTTTCAATAACGCCAAAAGCAAACCATGCACCTACGATAACAGTTGTTATAATAGAGATTAAATTTCTAGCGGGCATACTAATAGAAGTATTTTCAGATACTTTCATATTAACCTCTCGTTATCTCTACTATTTTTTTTAGTTGTGTTTCGATTACACTTTCTCTATTTGGCCAATAGATGTAATCTTCTGGTGATTTTGCTAACTTAATCAATAAGGGGATTATTAATTTTTCTAACTTAGCATATTTTTCTTTTTGATCTTTACCAAGATTATCTTTTCTTAAATCGTACTCATCATCCATTTGCTTTTTAGCAATCTCTAATTCTGTTTCATTCTTTTCTTTGATTTCAGATTTAGTTGAATTTATTGCTGAATAGATTCGATCAAGTTTACCTTCGATTGTAGAAAGAACCTCTTTAGATACAGCTTTCCCGACACCATCAGCTGTTTGTTTAACAACTGCTTTAGTTGTTTCTGAGTCTGATTGTGTTTTTCCTGATGGTTTCTCAGCAACTGAAGAAAATCCCCAATCACCACCTGTGTCAAAACCATCTAAAAAGTCAAAGTCTGCCATATATATTCCTGTTTGATGAGCGCTCATCTATAACGCCTTATCGGATTGACCTCACAACATCTGACTCTTTTTATCTAGAATGAGTATGTTGAGATATACTCGATAGCATTAGTACTATTATTTATAATACTTACGCCCCACCGCCTTTTACTTTACGGTCTCTGTGTTTTTTTATTACCTTATCTACCTGTGTGTCTTTTACTGACTTCTTACCATATCTATCAGCAAGGTGACTGACAGGATGTGCTTCAGAAATCTTAGACATAACTTCTTTCCATCCAGAGTCAGTCTTACTATCCATAGATCCTACACCTGATACAATATTCATTTGAGTCGGTGGTAATAATTCAATGTGTTTTTTCTTGACAAACTTTTCCATCTCAGCAATCGTCATTAAATCTTGCCATTCTTCATTTGTCTTTTTGTTTCTAAAATTATATGTTGGCATTTATTCCCTCACTATACCATTCAGGTACACTTGTTTTCCATGTAGCAAAACTGTTCTTGTATTTGATATAATAGTCTCGATAAGCAGTAATACTATCTTCGTGCTTTACATCATCTGGCATTGCTTGTGTTGGTTGATTAAAAGGAATATTTAGGGGTATATTTTTAGGTGGGTTTCTCAATAGTTCTTTGAGTACAACATATGATTTATGATCTTTACCATATCTGATTTGAAATTCTTCGTGTAGATGAGACCACATTCGATACAACCAGTAGTAATTGTAAGCACTAGCACGAACCCATACAGCACTTGGGTGATTTAGATGACAAGCTTTATAGACAGTTGCTTCTTCATTAGGATTATCTAATCTGTATCTAGTTACTTTTCTACCTGTCTTTGATTTAGCAACATACTCTTGACCATCAAGCATTCTATGAGCAGTTGACATTAGTTGAGCATACTCGATAAGCATTTTAACCACATGTTTGTCTAAGTGCTGTTCAGCACAGGTCTTTGGTTCTTCGTGTAGATAAAATATATTCATTCTATAATTTTGTTTCGATTATTCTCACCACTAGATTTTCGTAATTAGGATTAGTTGAAAACTTATCAAGATAACTTGCAAGTTCTATTGCTGTAATGTTTGGATTACTTTTTCTTGCTTCTCTAAGTTCTTCATATGCCCATACTTCATTGATGATACGAACATAATCTCTAACACTAGCACATTTACTCTCATAAACTTTTACACCCCACCCTGGCCATTTGTTTGGATCCCAAGTGATAGGTAGTAAATAGTCTGTACTTTTATCAAATGTTCTTATACCAAATAGATTATTACCTTCATTCGCAAATCTAGATTTACCCCAAGCAGACTCTAGTATTGCTTGAGCAAGTACAAGTTTCTTAGGCAGTTGATGTTCAGGCGATACACTTAGATAGACATAGTCAATACATTTATCCATTGAATCTAAAAATGTTTTGTGTGTACTAGATTCTATAAGTGGTTCATCTAAAACTTTCTTTACACTATCAATAAATTCATCATCTACTTCTTTTGTATTTTGAATGATAATCTTTTCTGCTTTTATTGACGAACATTCACCATCTTCACAGATTATTACATCTAGTGGTTCTGGTTTAAAACTGATATTTAAAAACATAAATGTAATGAAAGTAATCAGAAAAGCAATAAGACCTGATTTAACTTCTTCACTATTTTCTTTTATGTAGTATTTAAGTAATGATGAATATTTTTTCATGTAGTATTTCATATGTTTTTCCTCAACTCTCTTTTTGTTTTCCAAGGTCTACATACAAACCATCTATATTCTGGATCAGGTAATGCAGGTCCTTCTACTAGTAATTCGTTTGTCGATTCAGCATAAACTATTCCTTTTACCATTAAAGAAATAGCTGCCTCATAATATTTACATTCTTTATATGGTCCATCTATCTTGCGTCTAGGCGTTTCATATCTCGCCTTTCTGCTGTCTAGAATACCATTAATGATCTTCTTTTCGTGATGATTTAATTTCATACTTAATTATACACTATTTACTTCGGATAGTCAAGCAGAAAAACCCCTAGTAAAATAGGGGTCTTTCTTAATGATAGCGTGGATTATCCTTCAACTTTCATAAAGTTATCATCCCATCCGAATGCTTCTTTGACTAGATTCGCTGTGAATCCTTTGTACTTATTGTTAATTCTCTTATTAACAACATTAATCAAAAAATCTGCTTCGCCAGCAGATAGTCCTTCTAGCATTTGAACGAAAATTGTTTCTCTTTTCAAAGATGATAAGGTATTATCACCACCTTTTGTAAACAGATATAATCTCTTTGCTTCTTGAGAAAGAATATTATGCTCTGTTCCTAGAGGGGCGTCATTAGGTGTGTAGGGAACATCACCTTCAGGTATTAACCATTCGATATTAGGATCAAATGCACCTTTTAGTACTTGTCTTAAAGCGACTGAATCGTTTTCTTTAAGTACTTTTAGTTTTCTTGTTTTATCTTTTGCATTATTAATCTTTGAAGCAATCTCATCCATTAACAAAGGCAAAGCTCTGCCTGATTCTGCTAATGCATTGATACCACTTCTAGTCATTAATGCTGGGTGTGATTGTGTAGGTCCTTGACCTCTACTATCACTTTGTACTGATCCGTCTGGATTTCTTCTTATTATAGCCATTGTTATTTCTCCTTAACAGTTCTTTTGAGATTAGAATTCATCAATAACCTCAATTAAAGTTTTAAGTTTTCTTGTTATAAAGTAGTTCAAGATTTTATCTCTTGATGCCACTTCAACATTATCAAACTCATTATTAATCTTGTCCTCTAACTCTAGAGGTATACAAGTTAAGTCAATCAATTTCTTGTTGCGATTGTAGTTCTTTTCTTCTTCTTCGGTCATAGTCATAAAGACTTCATTTAACCATGAATCTATTTTCTTTCTACTTAAAGGTTTCTGTCGTCTACCTTCTATGAAAACATTATCATCTGACAATACATTAGGGACTCCATCGCTTCTGTCACCTTTTAGTATATGTTCTTTTATATATAAGGCAGGATTTTCATCTGTGCCTACATACTTATTTAGTACTGGATTATATTGTTTAACCCATTCATTGTGTAATTGTATAAAATCTTTATCTCCTGATAAAATAAGCATCTTTTTCAGATGGTTAGGTCCTACACGATTTTGAACTCGTCTGACTACTGCAGCAATAATATCATCAGCCTCAGCAGTTTCTAGTTCTAAAACTTTGTATGGTAAGAACTCTCTTATCTCACTTCTAATATTACCCAACATAGCAAAGATAGCATTCCAATCGTGATCTGATTTTTCACGACTTGCTTTACGCCCTGCCTTGTAATTTGGAAACACTTCTCGTCTCCATACATTCTTTGAATCACAAGCAATAACCATTTCGCCATATTCTTTACGAAACTTTTTGTTGTGTCCACGAAGTGAATTTAAGACCATGTGTCTAACAAGGTCTTCGGATAGGTCTACTGCCTGTCTTCCGTTGATTTGAACCATTAAGTTCGAAATCATTATTTGGTTTAAGTCAACTATAATCATATCATTATTATAACACAATCCACTCGGATTGTCAAGGTCTATTCCTCAGGAATAAACTCTATTTCAAGTTCGCCTTCTTTAGTGGGATCATCATCTTTTATTTCTTTTTGTAACTTACCGATTGTTTCTAAGAAATCCTCAGCATTTACCTTAGGGTGTACAGATATTCTCGCATAGTTAATATCGGTAAACTTTCTACCATCTGGTGTTGTGATTATCTTTGTAAGATTATCGGTAATGGCTTGCATTGGGTGTTTATGACCAAAGTCTCGTTTGAGCATTGCTTTCAATGTTTCGACCATTACTGCTAAATCTTGTAGAAACACATCGCTATCCATAGCGACAGCATTATCTCTTAAATCTTCAATGATATCTAAAGTTATTTGCTCAGATAGATTCTCTATGAAAGTTTCCTCTTTCATCATCTGTGCTTCTGCTTCGCTAAGTTTAGGTCCTTCTTCTCGTTTTCTGCGAATGACTTTGTCCATTGGGAACTTAATAATCTTTCCCATTTCTACCTTCGTTTCTTCGTTAGTTCTCTCTTTATCCATGCTATTGCCCTTGGTGATGTTGGTTTTTGATTTATCATTCTTCGTATCGATTTATAAACACTAGGATTGACATCTTCTGCTCTTCTGTTATTATCTACAATAACAAAATTGTTTTGACCAAAGGTTCGTTGAAACGCACCTATATTCTTTTGAACGGTCTTATGATTTTGAATGACAATAGCGTCTGGTAAGACTCTATCTCTCATTGAATTTCTTTGTAATGCAACCTCTAAACTTGTATTTACAAATACCATGTAGGTATCGTAGCCAAGTTGTTTCATTAAACTTGCTTCATTTGATATTCTATCGTAATCTCTTGCTGTACTATCCATGATTAATCCTAAACGACCTTCTAATGATTGTTTAAGATTAGTACCAGTTAAACTCTTTGCCTTATCTCTTATCTTATCACGCCTTGCAATTTCAGCATCACTATATCCTGCAAAGTTTAAAGACATACTTTCTTTCTTCAATGCATTAGCAAATACATCATCGCTGTTTATAATTTTTAGTCCTATACCAGATAATGTTTTTGATGAAACCCAAGACTTACCAGAACCAGGTCCCCCAGCAAGAAAGAATGCCTTGAATATATTAGGGTCATATACACCCTCATTTATGTATTGTTGAAA